GTGCAACCGTGTCTGCAAGAAATACGTGTGTATGCGACCCGGTAGAACAGAAGTCTGGCACCTACAGCCGTACAAGTCCAAGTGCCACCATCACAGTCACGATAGTGAACCACGGCCTTGAGACTGGGGATCGGGTGTTTCTGGACTTCACGTCAGGGACAGCACGGGATGGCGCGTATACGATCACAAAGACGGGTGCAGATACGTTTACTTGTGCGGATGCGCCGACTACGACCACAAGCGGTAACGTCACGATGTATAGCAGTATTGCTTTAGAGATCGATACCTTTAACACGATTGGCCTACCTGTACTGATCCCCGGCGAAGGCATCTACTGCCCTAACGGTATCTTTGTGGGTTGTGGCGCATCGGTAACTGCGACGGTGTTCTATGGCTAAGACTCCAGCATGGCAGCGCAAGGAAGGTAAGTCCGAGAAGGGCGGCTTGAACGCCAAGGGACGTGCCTCTTATAACGCAGCTAATCCGGGTAAGCCCGGCCTGAAAGCCCCTCAGCCGGAAGGCGGGGCTAGGAAGAAGTCATTCTGTGCCCGAATGTCGGGGATGAAAAAGAAGCTGACTTCAGCCAAGACCGCGAACGACCCGAATAGCCGAATCAATAAATCTTTGAGGGCTTGGAAATGTTAAAAGAACATATTGAACCAGACCTAATGGACAACATCTCCATCCTTGCGGGGTTGGGCGTTATTCTTGGATGGTTACCAAACGTGCTTTCTATTGTCACTATTGTGTGGTTCAGCATTCGTATCTGGGAATCCGATACGGTTCGCGGTTTGACCAACCGGAAAAAACCAGATGCCAACAGTCAGTAAGAAGCAGGAAAGGTTTATGCAGGCGGTTGCTCATAATAAGAGCTTCGCCAAGAAGGTAGGAGTGCCCCAATCCGTGGGGCAAGAGTTCACTAAATCAGGAGGCGGTATGAAGAAGATGAATCCCGGCATGATGGCAATGATGAAGAAAAAAGCAGGCGTTAAGAAGATGGCTGCTGGCGGTGTAGCTGCGTCTAAGATGGGCGCGGTAAAAACGGCTGCTCCTAGCCGCGACGGTATCGCTGTCAAGGGCAAGACCCGTGGCAAGCAGATCGTCATGGCCGGTGGCAAGGGCATGAAAAAAGGCGGGTACTGCTAATGATGGCCTCACGCGGGATGGGTGCAATTAACCCGTCAAAGATGCCCGGCGCTAAGAAGAAAAAGCGTCGGGATGACACCGACTTCACGCAGTACAAAGAAGGCGGTAAGACGAAGTCTCGCGTGAACGAAGCAGGTAACTACACCAAGCCGGGTATGCGCAAGTCGCTGTTTGAGAGCATCAAAGGTCAAGCAGTGCAGGGCACGGCGGCAGGTCAGTGGTCAGCAAGAAAGAGTCAGTTGCTGGCGAAGAAGTACAAAGCAAAGGGCGGAGGCTATCGTGGGTGATCTACGAAAACTGGTCAAAGAAGTAGACGCACAACGTGCCAAGGGCGAAGTCAAGGACGTTAGTCCAGAAGAGTTTGACAAGATTGAAAGTCAGGCGGGCTTGAAAGACCTCGATGCCAAGTTCAAGAAAGACAAAAGCGAACCACGTCCACCCGCGAGAGAGCGCATGAACAAGGCGCTGTCTGAGCTTGATGGTATGAAGAAAGGCGGCAAAGTGTCGTCAGCATCAGCCCGTGCCGATGGCTGCGCCGTGCGCGGTAAAACCCGTGGAAGGATGGTGTGAGATGGCGACTAAATTTCCTGACCTAACCGGTGACGGCAAAGTGACGCAAGCCGACGTGCTCAAAGGCCGTGGCGTTGATGGCATGAAGAAGGGCGGCTCCACAAACAAGTGGATACAGTCAGCCATCAAGAAACCCGGCGCGTTGCGCAAGTCGTTGGGCGTTAAGGGCGACAAACCCATCCCAGCAGGCAAACTGGCAAAAGCCGCAAAAGCACCGGGCAAGCTAGGCCAACGTGCGCGTCTAGCACAGACGCTAAAGAAGATGAAATGAAAGCCCCGCAGCAAAGCCTGAAGTCGTGGACGGAGCAGAAATGGCGCACAAAGAGTGGCAAGCCATCCTCGAAGACTGGCGAAAGGTACCTGCCAGAAGGCGCTATCAAAGCTCTAAGCCCAGCCGAGTACGCAGCGACGACGAAGGCGAAGAGGGCGGGGAAGAAGAGTGGCAAGCAGTTCGTCGCGCAACCAAAACGCATAGCCCAGAAGACCGCGAGGTTTAGATAATGACAACATCAGGCACCGCCAGTTTTAATCTGGACCTGAACGACATCGTTGAGGAAGCGTTCGAACGCGCTGGCGGTGAACTACGCACGGGCTACAACCTGCGGACTGCGCGACGTTCTTTGAACCTGCTGTTTGCTGACTGGGCAAACCGTGGGGTCAACATGTGGACGTTTGAGCAAAACGCCATCACCCTTGTACAAGGACAACCGACCTATGCACTTCCTGACGATACTGTTGATCTGCTCGATCATGTTATTCGTACTAATGCCAACCAGCCTAGTAACCAAGCCGACCTCACGATCACCCGAATAAGCGTATCCACCTACGCCACGATTCCGAACAAGCTGATCCAAGGCCGTCCGATTCAAATCTGGGTACAGCGTCTAACAGGCGGCGACAGTTTGCTGGCAGGCACCGTCCAGAGCACCATTAATGCTGCTGCAACATCGATCCCGATTACGTCTCTAGCAGGCGTACCGTTTGCTGGCTTTGTTCGTATCGGCACGGAACTGATTGGCTACAACCAGACGCAGCCTGCTGAGAATGGCAACCCCGCCTATCTATTGAACTGCGTACGCGGACAGGACGGCACCACGGCAGCAAGCCACTCGACTAGCGCAGTAATTACGTTAGTACAAAAGCAATCAGTCACCGTCTGGCCGACCCCGGATTCTGCAACGACCTACCAGTTGGTCTACTGGCGCATGCGCCGTATTCAGGATGCAGGCAGCGGCGGTACTAAGACGATGGATGTGCCGTTCAGGTTTGTGCCCTGTCTGGTGGCGGGGTTGTCGTACTACATCGCGCTGAAGATACCCGAGGGGTTCCAGCGGTTGGACATTTTGAAAGCCCAGTATGACGAGGCGTGGACCCTCGCGGCGGGTGAGGATCAAGATAGAGCGGCGGTGCGGTTTGTGCCGCGTCAGTACTTTATTGCCAGCGGTGCGTAATGGGAAACAGGTTTGCCTCTGGTAAATGGGCAATTGCAGAGTGTGACCGTTGTGGACAGCGGTACAAGCTGAAGGAGCTGAAGAAGCAGGTCGTAAAGACCAAGACGTACAACCTGCTGGTGTGTCCAACGTGTTGGGACCCGGATCACCCACAGCTACAATTGGGCATGTATCCGGTGGACGATCCGCAGGCGTTGCGTGACCCGCGTAAGGATTTGAGCTACTACCAGTCGGGGGCGACAGGTTTGCAGTTGACGAACACCCCCAACACGACAGTAGACTCAGACGGGGTACCGTCAGAAGGTAGTCGAGTTATTCAGTGGGGCTGGGCACCGGTAGGGGGCTCAAGATCGGATGACGCAGGGTTGACGCCAAATGCTTTGACTTCTGCTGGCATAGTAGGCAATGTAACAATCTCGTAGGAGTAGATATGGACAGCATGAAGAAAGTAGCCAAGGCCGAGGTCAAGGCGCATGAGAAGCGTATGCACGGTGCCAAGAAAATGGCAAAGGGCGGCGTGACCAATGAGATGCTGAAGAGCATGGGTCGCAACATGGCGCGGGTGAAAAACCAAGGGGGCAAATAATGGAAAAGATCAAACCATCACCGCACAAGGCCGAAGTCAAGACGCAGTCTGGCAAGTCCTATATGGATGAGATGAACATCTCTGTTGGCGGCGTCAGCAAAGGCAACTTCAAGCCAGCTAAGACAACCGGCATCAAGATTCGCGGCACCGGCGCTGCGACCAAAGGCACGATGGCTAGAGGCCCAATGGGTTAATTATGACGTACAACGAGCTTTTCATTGCGGTTAAGAACTACCTGCAAAACGATTTTCCAACGAACACTTGGACGAACGTAGTAGGGACTGGTACAACCACGTCTGATGGTACGAGCCAGATTAACTTCTTTATTCAGCAAGCTGAAGAGCGCGTTTACAACTCGGTGCAGATTCCTGCACTACGCAAGAACGTCACAGGTGTAACGACTAACGGCAACAAGTATTTGTCATGCCCATCCGACTTTCTGTCTGTCTTTTCGATGGCAGTTATTGACGGCACGGGCGCGTACGAGTACTTGCTGAATAAAGATGTGAACTTCATCCGTGCGGCATACCCCGTCCCAACAGACACAGGCATTCCCCGGTATTACGCGCTGTTTGGCCCGACCGTAGTTACCAGCACAATTACTGATGAACTGAGTTTCATCCTTGGCCCAACACCGGATGCTAACTATACGGTCGAATTGCATTATTACTACTACCCTGAGTCAATCACGGTTGCAGCTGATGGACGTACATGGCTGGGCGACAACTATTCGCCCGTTTTGCTATATGGCACCTTGGTTGAGGCGTACACCTTCTTGAAGGGTGAGGCTGATATGACTGTTCAATACGAGAAGAAGTATCAAGAGGCTATGGGTCAACTCAATCGTCTGGGTACAGGTCTGGAGCGTGGCGATGCGTATCGCGACGGTCAGGCGAAGATTAAGGTGATGCCGTGATCCAGCAAGGACTGACAAACAGCTTCAAACAAGAGATGCTTCAAGCGGGGCAGAACTTGGCGACCGACACGCTAAAGATGGCGCTGTATACAGCGTTTGCTGATATTGGCCCAGAGACAACGGTGTACACCACAACGAATGAAATCACTGGCACAGGGTACACGGCGGGTGGAGAAGCCGTTACAGGTGCAACAATAAACACGCAGGCAAGCGGGCCAAATGCAGGTACGGTGTACGTGGACTTTAGTAATGTGGCATGGCCCGGTGCGAACTTTGTGGCTCGTGGGGCTTTGATCTACAACGTGACTCGTAGCAACAAGACTGTGGCGGTGCTGGACTTCGGTTCAGATAAGACTTTTACTTCAACCAACAATACCGTCACGATGCCAGCGAATACGGCAACGACGGCACTAATTCGTTTTCCTTGAGAGGTAGTTATGAGCACAAAAGAGAAATCTAACGTGGTGGATAGCGTAGGCGCTGCGGTTATCGCTGGTGGGAACTCGCGGGAAGGTTTGGGCGCGTCAGGCGTATATACCGTGGTGTGTATCGGCCCGGATGGTGTTGAGAAGTGGCGTGATACGTTCCCCAATCTAGTCGTCAACTCTGGCTTGCAGTTGATGAACAATACCTTCTTTGCTGGCACCAGCTACACGGCTGTTTGGTATCTCGGCCTGATTACTGGCCCGGCATCTGGTACGACGTTTAATGCTGCGGACACGATGCTCTCTCATGGTGGCTGGACAGAAGACACGACCTACTCCAACGCAAACCGCCCGACAGTGACGTTCGGTACTGCGACATTGGCTGATCCATCGGTGATTGCAACGACTGCGACTTCGTTCTCGATTAACGGCACGACAACTGTGGCTGGCGCGTTCTTGACTACGGACAACACCAAGGGTGGTACGGCTGGTACCCTGTTCTCAGCAAGTGACTTTACCGGCGGAGATCGACTACTTCAGTCTGGCGATACACTGAACGTGACGTATACCTTCACTCTGGAAGCACCGTAATGGGGGTAGGGCATGGCGCTTGTTCTTGCAGACCGCGTTAGAGAGACGACGACCACAGCCGGTACAGGCACAGTCACGCTTGGTGGAGCCGTTCTTGGCTTTCAATCTTTTGCCGCTATTGGTAACGGCAACGTCACCTATTACACCATCGCCGGTCAGGGCACTTCCGAGTGGGAAGTGGGCATCGGCACCTACACTTCATCTGGCACGACATTAAGCAGGGACACGGTTTTATCTTCCAGTGCTGGGGGAACAACCAAAGTGACATTCTCTGCTGGCACCAAAGATGTGTTTGTGGTGTACCCGTCCGAACGTGCTGTGTATTACAACGCCGCAAACGAGCCGCCATTTGACCCGGCGGGAACAGCAATAGCGATGGCAATTGCGCTTGGATAAATCATGGCAAATACATTCAAAAACTCCTTTGCAAAGAACGTAGGCACGTCAGCATCGACGGTGTACACCTGCCCATCGGCGACACAAACAACCCTGATCGGGCTGTCGGTTGCTAACACAACGACTTCGCCCATTACCACGGACGCATACATTACCTCGGGCGGCACGGATTACTATCTGATTAAGTCTGGCGTGGTGCCGGTTGGCGGATCGTTGGTGATCGTGGGCGGTGAGCAGAAGGTAGTGTTGGAAGCAGCGGATGCGTTGAAGGTATTGACTAGTGCCGCATCGTCGGCAGACTGTGTGGCGAGTTATCTGGAGATCACCTAATGTCATACATAGGCTCCACTCCAACGACACAGAACTTCATTGCTGGGACGGACTCGTTCAACGGCACGGGTTCGGCTACTAACTTTACGCTGTCACGTATCGTCAACTCGGTCAATGACATTCAGGTAGTCGTTAATAACGTCGTTCAGTACCCACCGAACTACTCGGTATCAGGTAATACGCTGACGATCTCTCCTGCTCCGTCTAGCGGTACGAATAACGTCTACGTTAGGTATCTGAGTACGACACTGCAAAGCATTACTGTTCCGGGTGGGTCTTCGGTTGTTGGTAACTTTGGCTTGTCGGGTAACTTGCAGCTTTTAGGTTCAGCGCAGCGCATCACTGGCGACTTCAGCAATGCGACGCTGGCTAATCGTGTGATGTTCCAGACGAGCACGGCGAATAGTACAACTGCAGTTGGGATTTTACCGAACGGGACAGGTTCGATTGCTCGTTTGCAAGCGTTTAGTAGTTCTGATCCTACGAATGCATCTGTAGCCACATTCTCAAACGAGACATTAGACGTTCGCGTTACTTCTGGAATTTCTGGCACCGGCACCTACCTGCCAATGACCTTCTACACCGGAGGCAGCGAGAGGATGCGGGTGGATACCAGCGGGAATGTTGGTATTGGCATAAGTACAAATTTGACTGCAAAACTAAATTTTAATGAGACTGATCGTGGCGAAACAATAAATATTTACACATCTTCAAGTGAGGCATCAAGGTCAGGAATAGGTAAATACGCAAGCGAAACTCGCTACTACGCTGGAGTAAGTGATTTTTTTGCGTGGAGAACTGGTGGCCCTAGCGGTACTGAGCGGATGCGTATTAACTCAAGTGGTAATTTTTTAGTCGGGACAACAAGTACTACTTTTTCAAGTACAAATTACGGTCTTTGTTTTACGCCTAATGCAGCGAGTTTTATTACTGTAGATACCGCTGCCCCTAATTTGAATTTAAGCCGAAACAACAATGGCGATATATTTGCTTTTTATAGGGCTGGCACACAAAGAGGGTGGATTTCTGTAGAAACTACCGGAACCACATACGGAAATCTGTCTGACCGAAGGGCAAAAGAAAACTTCGCTGATTCACCAAGTGCTTTAAGCACAATAGATCAAGTAAAAGTAACTTCATTTGACTGGAAAGAGGGCGGCCATACAACGTACGGGTTTGTTGCTCAAGACTTAAACTCTGTTTTGCCATTTGCCGTTACTGTTGGGGATGATAGCGATGTAATTGAAAAGCCTTGGGGGATTGATAACACAAAAATTGTTCCTTACTTAACAAAAGCCATTCAAGAACAGCAAGCCATGATTGACACCATGAAGCAAGAGATCGCCGAGTTGAAAGCAAAGGTAGGTGAGTAATGCCAATCGACAGAATACCAAGTGCGGGGATTGAATCAGGCGGGGTAGCGCCGAGCAACCTGTCTACGGGCGGGCCTAGTTGGACAACTAGCGGGGCTGTAATTCTGCAAGGTGGTGACACAGGCGCAAACGGTATCGGCATTACCTTCCCTGCTACACAATCCGCATCATCTAACGCAAACACGCTGGATGACTATGAGGAAGGTACTTGGACTGCAAATTTAACTGATGGAACTAATAATGTTTCTTTTACTGGTCAATACACGAAGGTTGGAAGAATGGTTACGATTTCTTTTAACGCTTACCAATTAAACATTTCAGCATTAACTGTAACAGGAACTCAATTAAAAATTACTGGAATACCATTTAGTGCTTTAACAGAGGTTGCTTATTCAAATGGTGGTTTATGGGCAAATAATTCAGGTTTAAATTATTTTATTACACTCCTTGGAACTACTATTTCTTTTTGGACTGCAAATAATATTACTGATTTAACATCACAAACAAAAGCAAGTATAGGAAACCCAACACTAATGAGTGTGTTTGGTTGTTATACATATATGGCAGGTTAATTAATTAGCGTGTATTCGTTAGTTTGACATTTAAAGGAGAATTAAAATGGCATTAACAAAAGAAACAGTAGTAGACCAAATCACCGTGACCGAGAACGGCACAGTTCTCTACCGTGAAGCAACCCGTATTATTGAAGACGGCAAGGTGCTGACACAGACCTATCACCGCACATCTTTAACGCCGGGACAGGATTTGACTGATCAGCCTGAGAAGGTTGTAGCGATTTGCAATACCGCATGGACACCTGAAGTAATTACAGCTTATCAGGCAGCACTAGAGGCTAAATAATGTCATATATCGGCGCAGAACCAACCACAGCAGCGTTTCCGTTTGATCAGTTTAGCGGTAACGGATCAACCACGGCATTTACGCTGACCTATGCGCCAGCGAGTACGACTTCGATCATTGTTGCTATTAGCGGTGTAGTACAGAACCCTAACCTGTACTCAGTTATTGGAACGACGATCACATTCTCACCTGCTCCACCGACGGGTACGAACAACATCTCGGTCTTGTATCTTGGCTTGCCAGTCA